GCTCCGGGCCTGCGCCAGGCCATCCCGGCCTCCGCCACGGCGATCACGCTCGGCGGCAACTACACCGCCAACCTGTTCTTCTCGCAGAGCGCCCTGCTGCTGGCTGCCCGCACCCCGGCCATGCCGGCGGGCGGCGACGACGCCGACGACGTGACGACTGTCACGGATCCGGTGTCGGGTCTGGTCTTCCAGATCGCCGTCTACAAGCAGTATCGCCGGATCAAGTATGAGGTCGGCCTGGCCTGGGGCGTGAAGTGCGTGAAGCCGGAACACCTCGGCATCCTGCTGGGCTAACCCCCGGCCTGTAAGCGTGAAGACCGGGGCCGGGCTTAACCGCTCGGCCCCACCTTTCTCCCCCTGAAACACCCTTGGAGGACGCCATGTCCGATGCCTGCCCGACCGTCCGCGTCGCAGACGACAAGGTCCCCGGCGGATACGTCGTGATCAACGAGGCGGACTTCGACGCGAAGGTCCACCGCCTCTACAGCGAGGCTCCGGCCAAGGCCCCGGCCACCGAGAAGGCCGCCCCTGCTGCGAAGGCCAAAGCCTGATCATGGAACTGGTCTATGCCCGGGAGGCGCAAGCCCTCAACGGCGGCCAGGCCCAGCGTAACCCCCGCTTTTTCACCGAGCCCGAGGCCGGCGTCTCTCGCGTCGTCCTCGTCGGTGACTGGCCGGAGATCGAAGACGCCTATCTCGCCCGGGGCGTGACGGTGAACCACTACGGGCGGCCGGAACTCGACCGCAAGCCCGCCACGACCGGGTTGATTACGGGACAGGCCGAGGATCCGGCCTCCGTTCCGATCCCCGACGACTGGCAATCCCTGCCGTGGTCGCAGACGGGCCGGGGAACGAGCCTTCGCGCCCTCGCCTCGGCTTTGAGCCCGGCCCCGATCCTGAACAAGCGCCAAGCCGTCGCGGCAATCTCCGCCGAACTGGCCCGCCGCGCGCCTTGCCCCGGAGCCTGACCCCATGCCCCTGATCGTCACCCCGGGGGCCGCCAACGCGGATTCCTACGCCACCCTCGCGGAGTTCAAGGCCTACTGCGACGCCCGGGGGATCAGCTACCCGGCGGACACGGTGATCGAGCAGCGGCTCCGCAAGGGCGCGGACTATCTGGTGACGGTCTATCGCGACCGCTGGGCCGGCACCCGGACCTCGACCACCCAGGCCCTCGACTGGCCCCGCTACGACGTCCCGATGAAGGACGGCCCGGGCTACGGGGAGATCGCCTCCTACTACCCGAGCGACGAAATCCCCGAGGCGGTCAAACGGGCCAACATCGAGGCGGCCAATCGCGCGGATACCCACCTGATCCCGGACCAGACCCAGAACGTGAAGCGCAAGCGGGTCGGCGAGATCGAGATCGAATACCAAGACCACAGCCGGCAAAGCCGGACCTTCAACGCCATCGACCAGCTGCTCGCCCCGTTCCTGACGGCCGGCAACGGTATTCGGATTTCCCGGTCGTGACCTTCTACGCCGAAATGGCCGCGGTCGCCGACGACCTGATCGCCGAGTTCGGCCAGCTTGGCGCGATCCGCCGCACCGGCACCCCGACCGGCCCGGAATACGACCCGACGCCGGGGGCGACGACCGACTATCCCGCCCGGTTCGCGGTCCTGGATTACGAGGCCTCGGAGATCGACGGAACGCGGGTGCTGGCGACCGACAAAAAGGCGCTCCTCGCGGTCGGCTCGCTGACCATCACCGTCGCCCTGGATGACAAGTTGGTCGAAGCGGACGGAACGGTCTATAAGATCATCCCGCCGCTAAAGCCGTTGAGCCCCGCCGGAACCGTCGTGATGTACGAGATTCAGTGCCGCCGCTAAACGACCAGCCCCAGCCGGCGGCCCTCGCGGCAGCGGCTTGGAAAGACGTCAGCGCGAAGCTGTATGCCTATCAGGCGGCGCTCCTGCGGGGCGACGAGGCCGCGGCTCAAGAGATACGGCAGGAGGCGCACGATATGCTCGACATCTGCCTCGACCTGAACGGAGCCGTCGTCCGGTCCGCCTTGGCGATCCTCGGCCGTTAACCCATGACAGACACCCGGGCGAAGGGCGCGCTATTCGACGCGCTCGCGGAACGCTATGGCCGCGAGGTCGCGGCGGCCTTCCTTGCGGCGGTTGAGAGCATCCGGGCGGGGGCGGAGCTCCAGCGGGTCACGGCGGCGATTGAGGCGGGACAGATCGAGGAGGCCTTGGCCGCCCTCAATATCGACGCTGCGGCCTACGAGGATATGCTCGACGCGATCCGCAACGCCCAGACCGAGGGCGGCAAGGCGGCGATTGAAGATTTCCCCAAGCGCAAGCCGGACGGCTCGGCCCTCGTCGTGCGCTTCTCCGGCCGCAACCCGGCGGCGGAACAATGGCTCCGGGACCATTCCTCGCAGCTGATCACCCGGATCACGGAAGACCAGCGCGCCGCCGCCCGCGCATCTCTCCGCGATAGCCTCGAGGCAGGGGTCAACCCCCGGACCGCGGCGCTCCGCATCGTCGGGACGCTCAACCGGGCGACTGGCAAGCGTGAAGGGGGCATCCTTGGCCTCTCTGGGCCCCAGGAGGGCTATGTCAGGAACGCCCGGGAGGAGTTGACCTCCGGCGACCCGACCGCCCTGCGCGCCTATCTGGGGCGCAAGCAGCGGGACAAGCGTTTCGACCGGACAATCGAGCGGGCAATCCGCGAGGAGACCGCGCCGCCGGCCGCGACGATCCGCAAGGCGATCCTGGCCTATGAATCCCGCCTCCTCAAACTGCGGGGCGATACCATCGGCCGGGTCGAGGCCTTGTCCGCGCTCCAGGCCGCCAAGCATGAGGCCTATCGCCAGGCAATCGAGTCCGGCCAGGTCGCCGAGAGCGCCGTCCGCAAGGTCTGGCGCTCCGCGGGCGACTTCCGGGTCCGGCATACCCATCGCGCGCTCAACGGGGACTCGGTCGCCTTCCGCGAGCCGTTCGTCACCCCCTCCGGCGCCCGGATGCGCTATCCGCTCGACACCAGCCTCGGGGCCGGGGCTGGCGAGATCATCAACTGCCGCTGCGACGTTGAGTATCGCATCGACTTCCTCTCCAACCTTGCCCCGGCCGTCCCCCCGGTCGTGCGGGCTCCTCCCGCCCCGCCGGTCGCCCCTGCACCGCCGCCGGCCCCGGTTCCCGGTCCGGTCGCCCCCGTGCCCCCTGCCCCGGCACCCGCGCCAGCCCCGCCCCGCCGCGTTGGCTACCGAGACGCCAGGCTTCCCAAGGACGCCGCCGGAGCCCGAGACTATATCCGAGCCGCAGGCATTGCGCTGAACGCCGACCTGACCGGGATGGCGATCCGCAACATCGCTCCCTCAGACAACGCGGCCCATGAGGTTGTCGAGCGGTTTGGCCTCGCGCCGCTGGACTTTATGGGTCCGATCACCCGCAGCGGCGCGCCGTTCCGGGTTAGCGCCCCCAGGAACGCCAACGCCGCCCTGTTCTCGGGCCGCCTCCGCGACGGCAACACCTACGCCGCGTTCCACATGCCGACGAAGTTCGGCGACCAGAAAGACGCCGACCGCCAGACCGCGATGGGCGAACTGGGCTCACCTCGATATGCGAAAGAGGCCCGGCTGGCGTTTGAGCAGCGCAAGAAGTCGCCCGGAAAGACTGCCCCGGACGCCGAAGCGGCGATGAACGCCGTCGAGGCCGGCCGCTACGGTTGGTCGATCTCGTCCCTATCTGGGGACCGCACCCGGTCGGTGACGACCTATCATGAGTTCGGGCACGTCCTGCATCTGGTCGACAAGAGGATCGGGCCGGAGATCGACCGCTTCCTCGCGGCCTTCAAGCCCCGGGAGACGGGCTGGCAATACGCGCTCTCTCAATACAGCGGCGCGAACGACAAGGAATATGTCGCCGAGGCCTTCTCGCTCTATATGTCGCGCCCCTTGGCCGAACACGGCCGGATCCACCCGGCGCTTCTGGCGATCTTCAGGAAATACGATGGCGAATATGACGCTGGCTGAAATCCTCGAAGCGGTTGAGGCGGCGGCACCCGGCGACAAGGTGGCCCGGGCCGAGGAGCTTCTCGCCGCCTATACAGGAGACGACAAGGACCTGATCGAGCCGGACGTCCTCTCCTTGGCGGTCCTCGGTTCGCAATCGGACGGGCTCCAGCCGCTCTAATGGCCCAAGGCTCATTCGCCGCCCAAGTCAGCGACTGGGTCCGAGAAACCAAAGCCCGGACGGAAGCGGTCTATCGCGAGAGCGCCCAGCGGGTTGTCGAGACGATGCAAGTCCCCCGGGCGGCCGGCGGGAATATGAGGGTGGACACTGGCTTTCTCCGCGCCTCGCTGGTCGCCACGACGACCGGGATCCTTCCCCCCTTGCAAGCCAAGCCGGACGGGGTCGCCGCCTTCGCCTATGACGCGGGCCAGATTAATCTTGTGATCAACGGGGCGGACATCACCGACCCGATCACGGTCGCCTACACCGCCAACTATGCCAGGCCCCGGGAATACGGATCGCGCGGCCAGCCCGGGGATCGCTTCGTCGCCCTCGCCGCCCAACAGTGGCAGCGCATCGTCTCCGAAGTCGCAACCGAGGCGCAGGCCCGGGCGGGAG